AAATCAACAATCGTTGTCCATCTATCGATAAAGAATGTTAGTGCACCTTCTACTCTGCCAAATGCATTTAGCACCTGAATAAGAACACCAAATGTAATCAACTGTGCAAAATAACTTGGTGCTAATATTACAATAGCAACATTACCTGCTAGTAATGAAAAGCCAGTCTGCCATATACCAAAGCCCATATAGTAGTTGAATAGGCGATAGTAGTTACGTTTGATCGATGCAAACATTGGGAACAAGTCTTCTGATAACCGTTCTTTAAAATCATCTTCACTGTGAACAAGTTTTTTACGAAACTTTGCTTCTACTACTTGGTTTTTATATTCCAAACCTGGCAGTTTGATACCTAGCAAGAATGATAACAGTGTTCCACCAATACTCATTATAAGTGCAGCCCAAACAAGAAAGCCAGGAATAATTTGACCGTTCCAAACAGGAAGACCTTCACTAAGTGTCCATAGTACTGGTAAGAATGCAGCAAGAATAAAAATCTTATTGACAAAGCCAGTGAACAATGATTGTAGCGTTTTACCAAAGATCATTAGATCCTCTTGAATACGCTGTGAACCGCCTTCAATCTTTGCTGTAGAAGATTCCCACCGCTTTATGTAATAGTATGTATTTGCTTCTCTCCAACGGAAAGTAAATCGTTGTGTTTGCCATGTAGCATATGTTGCCATTGGCACATAGATAAGAAGTATTTCTAAGAAACTGGGAACAGTAGTCGTTTCATCCATATTGAATGTGATAAATTCCCATAGTCTAACTGGATTGAAACTCCAGAATAGTTCCCAAAATCTTGCCTCTTGTAGTGTTTGTATAGCGTCATAAAACTCACGGTTCCATGCGTTATAATAAACTAGAATTTGAACGTTATACCATCCAATAAATAATAGCCAAGCCAGCATTAGCCAAGCATATAGAAATTGCGATGGAGTCCAAAAGAAACTCTTTAGCATTTTGTAGTCCTCCTATTTGGCAACCTTATCCTTATACTGGATTAAGTGTTGCAGTAGTCAAACCCCAAAAGTTTACATAGTTTGTTGCCAAAGAAACTAGTCCTGGCTTTGCGTTGAAGTCAGTTGGTTTCAACCAATACATTGTTTGATTTGGGATTTGTATAAACAATTTACGAACTTCTGGATCATCAACACCAAGTTCTTCTAATAATCCCAAGAGATTACTAGCAGTGCGATATGCTCCAGATTCTGCTTGTCTAGCAGGCATTCTATTAATAAATTGTTCTGGTGTGCCTGGTCCGTGAATACCAAACCAAACATCACCAATAAGATATCTTCTGTCGCCACCTAAGAACATAAGACCACATGCACTTGCACATACTGTTTTGTTTTTTAGGTGATCAATATCTAATTCATCTCCAACTTTACCTGGAGAGTATATAATTTTACCGTTTTCATTCATTACTGGTGTATCACGCACAACTGTTACAACATTTCTTAACTTAAAGTGTGCTGCAATACATGATCCTTCTGCCAGATTACCACCTGGGCTTTCTAAAATAACAGTAAAATCCATTGGCATATTGGGGACGATACGATCACAGTCACCTTCACCAACACTACCTGTTAACGTATACAAGAAATCATCTACCTTGACAAAATCTAAATTCTTCTCTTCTTCTGCTTTTAGTTTTTCTGCTTGTGTAGATGCATCATTTAGTCTTTTAAATTCTGCTATGTATGAATCAACATAGTTTTTTAAGTGAAGCCCACCTAGTACTATAACTACAACAATTAATAATAGATATATAGGTTTTGATACAAGTTTTCTAAGTTGTTTGTATATCCATGTTGATTTTATTGTTTCAATTATTAGCTGTCTTGCTTTACTTAAATATATCATTACACTATATTCCTTATTGGTATTATAGTATATTTATCCTATTACCATCCACCATCATTCTCAGATAGTTTAGGCGCTGCGGGCGCATTTGGATTTCCGCTTTGCTGCTGATTAAATAATTCCATTTGTCTTTCGAATTCTTCCTTTGTGATACATTCTGCGGTCTTATACAATTTGTACTCTAAGCCCATAGCGTGGCCTGCTTGTGGAGTAATCACATATTGTGCATATTCTTCACATCGTTCCATTGTTGGATATGGTGCAAATTGATATAGTGGTTGTCCTAGTGGTATTTGAAATATAGAAACTACAAAGTGTCCTATAATCATAACTGCGTTAAAATCAGGCATTAAATTTTCCTCCGTCAAATGTTACTGTTTCTGGTGTTTTATTTGTATCTTTTAGTTCTATAAGAAGTAGTGATAATTCTGTTTGTAATTTAATTGCATCTTCCATACTTATACGAATGTGCGGATCTTTTCTAACTGCAGATTTATTAACCGACATTAGAAAACTTTTTATTTGATTATAATCATTCATTTGTTAATTCTAGCAATTTCTGCCTCCAGTTGTGTCTTTGTTTTAAATGGTCCTATATATTCATATGTATCTAGTGTGTCACGTTTTACGCAATATGCATTTCTCCAAACACCAGTAAAATGCAATCCATAATATCCTGCTGCATATATCACTTTTGATTTTTCTGTTTTTGTGTAGATTGGAATATTTTTTCCATCTACACCTTTGTTAAATGCAAGATGTTTGGACGGATAACTTTCAACTTCATCTATGTCTTTGCCATATTCAACACTTGTATTTTTCTTAACTTGCTTCGATTCAAGAATTTTACTTCCGTACTTTGAAGTTAGAGCATCAAATGGCAGAGTTTCAATATCTATAGCATCCTGCATGATTACTTCAAAATCTAAAGACCTTGTCTTGCGGATAACACCAAGTTTTATTCCTGCATCTTCTACAATCCAGAATTTATCTTTTATTATTTCAACAGTATACATTAGTTAATATTTCATATGTTTGTTCCCAATTATTTACTTTATGGGTTCGCCCTATTCCTGTTTTCTTGATTGCATTTGCAAGTGTATAATCATTACCACCATCAAAGATGCCATCACCAAAGAATATAAGTGTATCTGTCTTTGCAAAATCTTTGAGTATTTGGCTCTTGTCAGAACCTGTAGGACCTATATCAATGCCAGTTTCACCACCTACCGTTGCAGTTATGCCTTTAAATTCTTCATTATTATTGTTGATATAATATGCCATGTTTTCACGTTCATTGTATTTTTTATCCCAAGTTACATATTCTGAACGTTGTTCTATATTTGCACCACGGCCGACAATTGAAAAGTTTACCATACCAGGTCTCTCTTCTATATGTGTGCCTGTAAGATGTGGGAACTTAGTATCATCAATCCAGTTTTTTAATTTTTGATGTGCTTGAACCTGTATCTCCCAAGGGTTGTTATGTACATTAACGCCATTTTCCCATACAGAGTTACCATTACAGTTGTATGAACGTGTTACAGAATTAAATAACCTCTTACCAATCTGTTCAATTGTCTTTGGAGCATCACTGCCTGTTGCAAGATATACATTATTTGATTTGCAGAATTTTAACATGAAATGCAAGAAAGAGGGATTAATTGCCCCTCTACTTGGTGTCAGTGTTCCATCTACATCAAAAATATATTTAAGCATGTGGATATGCTTTGTTAAGAATTGCAGCCATTTCATCTGGTGCTTTTGCTAGATTTTGCAAGTCCCATTCTCCACACCAACGTAGGAAGTTAATCCCTACGCCTGCTTTTGTCTTGGGTATACTACGTTCAGCAATAGTTTCAATGAACTTTACTTTAAGATCATGCGGCTGCGCAGTAAGATCAATAAGTTTCTTATTACGTTCATACATATCACGCACTGTGTGTTCTTCGCCATTATGATCGGTCCAACGTTGTAACATAAAGTTATTCCAATTGAACCCTCCTGTATCACGGTCTTCGTATGCTTCAATCATACCAACTTTATTCTTAGTCCCTTTCTTGCGGCAACCAGGATATGCACTAAAGATATTATCACTTGTATCACCGCGGATACATTTCTCAAATAGTAACCATTCAGGATCAGGTGCAGGCATTACTTCTTTAGTCTTCTTATCTTTGATAGGAGTACGTTTTTTATCATCCTTAAAAAACCCATTGGGAGTAATGATACGATTTTGTACTCCATCATAGATAGTTACATTATCACAAATCAACTGTTGATAATCACTATCACTGCTGATAATAACGTGATGATCATTGGGATGCGATTCGATGAATACAGCAATCATATCATCTGCTTCTGCTTCTGGGTTCTGCAATAGAGTACAATTAGTACGTTCATCTAGGAACTTAATCATGCTATCATATGCACCAAACATAATAGCGTCTTCTTCTTGCTCACGCTCACTCTTTGCTTGTTGTGCAACCCTACGCTGTGCCTTATACGGTGTATAAAAGTCTTTACGCCAACTACGCCCTTCTAAACAAAATACTGCATGGTCTGCGTTAAACATATTATAACACATCTTTACACTTGACATCATAATGTGAAATGACATTCCAATTTTAGTATCGATATCTGCACCACGATGTGTTACATGTTTTGCACGATGATACATATTAAGACTGTCAACGAGAATGAAAGTAGCCATTATTACCTCTGTTTTTAAATTATGATTCTATAATATATGATTTAAATACTAATGTCAAGAGTATTCTGCATTACCATCATCGGTTTTTAATTTTTGAATGATTAAGCCTTCTTTGCTAGAAGAATCGACACTTTTTGTGATGCCTTCACTATCTTCAAGTCCTTCCATTACAATATTTTGACATAAATCATTAAACCAATTATCTACGATTTCATCTGGTTCTACACCCTCATATCCGCTGTTAGCAAGATATTCAACAAAGTGTTCATTGAAATCTAGTTCAAAGTATCCCGCGCTTGGCGATGTTGGATCCATTTCTAAACTTACAACACGTATATATGGCTCTTCATTTAATGTTGCAGTAGACTTATCAAATTCATCCGATGAAATTTCTTTATGCTTTAGTTTATAATCTAATAGTTTTCTTGCTTTGGTGCCATCGTCTGTAATTTTTTCAATAATATATTTTTCTTTACTTTTTGTATCCATAAGCATTGTTATGAACCAGTCTTTGACTTTACTCATAATATTAATACTCCACTGTTTGTTGTAGATATTGTATTTCAACTAATTTTGCACTTCGGTCATCATTAAATCCATCGTTTAGTCTGTATGACACACCTTGCTTATACAATTTGACATTTAGTTTATTCATATTGTTTACCAACGTGTTTAGTTCCTTAATCATTTCTTCTACTTTTGGATCTTTCATAATTTTTTCCTAATATTCTCAAGTTGTTCTTCTGACACAATACCACTATTATATTTTGCAACTTCTTCAAGTCCCCCAGGCATTTCCGAATAAAGATATGTGGAGTCTTGGTGTAAATCTCCATCCTTGCGCCATGCAGAGTTCCGCCACTTCCTGTACGTTAAGGGAATATTCTTCACTGCGTCCCCCCATCGGCATAAGATATACTGGGCATTCCAACCCGGCATCCCTGTATTGCTGAACAGCCCTAGTAACTTCATCAACATCGTTTCTATCAGAAACAACAAACTTAAGGTAAACGTCACTAGCATCCAAAATATTATACTCATAAGCAATGTTAGGCTTAATAGCATCATCCCAAGACTCGCCCGAAACGGATAGTTTTGGTGAGCAACTAAAAGTGACTTGAAGGCCGTCATTACTGTTGAAATAATTGAAGAGTTCATCGTAAAGATGCTGCGTAGTGTTGGTTTCGAATGTGACATTTTTTAGATCCTGCATACGTGGGTGTTGAAATAATTCAACATATAATTTTTGCCAAGCAAGTAACGGTTCGCCACCTGTTAGAATTAGATGAATATCTTGGCCATTATCTTGTGTCCATTTTCCTTCTGGCGTTAGAGACAATAGATGTTCTACTACTTCATCAATCGTTCTATCAAATACAAGGTGTTTGAATTCTGGATAGATGCTTGCATACGTATCACATCCAGTATGTATGATAGGCAAGTCTTCAAACTTTTCTACCTTTTCGTGTACACCATCTTTGATAAGTTGTTCAACTTCTGGATTATAACGAGTTTTTTCTCTGTCTTTATTTAGTCCAAAATTTTGGCAACGGAAGTTACAACCAAATGTACGTAGGAATACACTGGGTACTCCTACAAATTTGCCTTCGCCTTGTACTGAATAAAATGCTTCTGAATATCTTAGTTTCATTAACAACTAAACTCCTGTTGTAGTTTAATGTTATCCATAAATTCTTGTTTAACATGTGGATTATTAAAGAATGATCCTTTAAGTACCGTAGTTTGTGTAAGAGAACTATGTGCCATGATGCCACGATTTTCACAGCATCCGTGCGTTGCTTGGATATATACACCTACGTCTGTAGAGCCTGTCGCATTACGAATTTCACGATTTATGTCCATTGCAAGTTCCTCTTGTAATGTGCCTCTTCGTGCGCACCATTGTGCAATGCGTGTGTATTTACTGAGTCCAATTAACGTGTCTGCTGCAATAATACCAATGTATGCAATACCTTTAACAGGTTGATGGTGATGTGAACATACACTTGTTAGTTCACTACGAACTACAAGCATACCTTCATACCGCTCATTTGTAATGTTGTCAGGTTCATTTGGGAATGCTGTCGCAGGTGGTGGGGGATTATAACGCCCTGACAAGAGTTCGTTTACATACATCTTTGCCAAACGTCTACCAGTATCCATTGAGTTAGGATCTGTTTTTCTATCTATAAGTAGTGTATCTAATACGCTCTCAAACTTATCAGTGAGTTCATCTATTAGATCAGATTTATCATTTTCTTCTAGTACTGATGCGATGTTATCACCAGCCCAGTAACGAACGCCCGCCTCTTCTAGTCGTGCTTTGATAATTTCGGAAGTCTTTGCCATATACTATGTTCCTTTCTATGTAATCAAACTATTTGTATATTTTATATTACTACATATACGTCATAGTGTCAAGTATTATTATTTAGGTAATCTACTATATCATTGCCTGAATAAAAACTTTTAACGCTGTTAATTTCTTCTTGTAGCATAGGTTGAATATCAGCATTCTTATTCATTTGAGTATGGATATATGCTTTAATATTTTCTATGTTCTTTTTTGTTGAATCTAACGAAGTAGTCCATTCACTGGGATACTTGAATTGTTCACTCCACATTTCGCTGTATGATAATCTATCAGGTACCATTGGTACACTTCCAACTACAATTCCTTCATACATTGATATACCTAATGTTTCTTGTAAGTTAGCACTGAATACCATCTTTGATTTACTTAATAAGTCGTGGTAGTCTGGTTTGGATAATTCAAGTTCTTGACATTTGATGAACTTATATTCGGGCATTTGTTCAGCAATATAATCAAAAACTTCTGGCTGTTTCTCAGGTGCGATACGATGTGGAAATAGTATTATGTCCTCTTTCGCTTTATTATTTTTATATGCACCAAGATCAGTTTCGATATACTCCATCGGCCAACCCACTTGTCTAATTGAGTGAAGGAGTTGCCTGTCGATGTCACGATCATTATCCCAAAACGTATTTGCAAAGAGATCAATATGAAAGCGAGTAGCAAAGAAGTTATCATTGTAACAATCATACATTGACATCTCTGCTTTTCGAACCCATGAGGCATCACCAATTAAGCGACCTAGAAAATCTTGGGGATCATAGCTACCAGCATGCCATAAGCCACCTATACGGATTTTTATCCCAAGCAATTCTGCCATATATTTCAACTGGATGACAGTGGGATTCCACGCATCAGTATAGAGAAAGTAATCACCATCATTGATTTTACCATCGCAGAACATTTTCGCTATTTGTTCTAACTGTGCGCTCTTATAGATATTTGTACCTCCAAAGTTAAGAAATGCGCCCGGTGTAGTGGCTGCTGGGATATCAGTTGGGCCTTCAATCACAGTAACATCAATTCCGTTGCTTCGTAACAATGTGGGGAGATGCGTTTTCCACTGCTTAGTATAGCGAGATTCAACACTCTCCAAGTCTATAAGATATAACATTCGTTTTGCCCTTTTAATGAATGTGTAGATATTCTAGTACTAGTTATTAGTATCCAAACCAGATACCACTATCCATTACCATATACGGTAATGAAATTCTTTTAGATATTATATTCAATCAACGCTCCGTTTTCACCATCTTCAGAGATTTCAATTTTGATATTTCTGCCTGGATATTTTTCGGAGATATTGTCAAATAAATCATCCGACATCATTTCACAAGATTTGTAATCTAGCGAAAGTACTTCTAGGCTATATAGTCTTTCTAGCCAACGTTTGAATTGGATAAATTCAATATCTCTATCGTTATGAGTTACTTTTATTGCTACTCGGAAATGAAAGATATGACGATGCGGCACACCTAAGAATGATACATCATCCCAATCACCAGTCGCAAGTTCTGGATCGTCTGCTGCTGCTGGATAGCAATGAATGCCTTCTTTTTGAAAGGTTACCCAAATCCAACGATCTGCGTTTGCTTTCTGATTTTCTCGCTGTTCTGTCATATTTGCGTTCCTTGTTTCCGTTAACATATGATTATAGTAACTGCCCATTCGTTTCTATCTCTTTTTCCATTTCTAAAATTGATTGTTTCAATTTTAATTTTTGCATTTTAAGTTCACCAACATCTAGTCTAAGATTATAATCTTTTTGTATCCTAATGTCAAGCGCCCTATGTTCAGTTTTTAGTTGTTCTAGTCTTGCCAATTTTTTATCAATTTTCATTTTTCATCCTTTTTATTATCCAAATAAAGCATCAACACTTTCTGGATGTTCGTATTCTTTTTTCTTTCCTTTTACTGCTTCTACGTATTCTTCTGTTTTAACCCCTGCTTCTTCAAAATCCATAAAGTCTGGAGTAGTTGCAATATTTTGAACACGTGATCCTTCACACTTACGAAGGAATGCTTTATAATCAGTAAGCATATTCATTGGATCTTTTGTATTAGGATCAAACAATACTTCAACAAACTTTGCAAAATATAAAACTCTATCCGGAACTACGTCTGATAGTGTATTTGTTTTCCCCAAATTCATTGTATTAATGTCAATCTTGTCTCTTAACATCTCATACTCATGATCGAACCTACGGATTGCATCTTGCATCCCACGTATATGATATTCAGCATTATGTGCTTGAATAAGAATATATGAAAGGCTATCCCAACTTGATTTTGCTTCTTTTTTATTACGATTCAGCATTCCAGGTTGCATGTAATTGATATCTCTCATATTCAATCTAGAACCAATTTCCCCTTCATATAACCACGGTTGATTATCATCAGTGATATCCTGGCGCCAGTTTAACTTTTTAGTTTTATAACTCCACGCATTAGAATTCAAGTCAGGATAGTCATACGCTAATCCTTTTGCTGCGGTTATATAAGGAGATGCAGCATCAAATGATATGGTTAGATTTGGATTAACGTGTTTTCTTAGTTGTCGTTGTATTGCTGTTAACATTGCACCCCACGGAAGAACACTTATACCAAGAGTATGGATCCAAACATCTGATTGGTCTGCTTGTCCAAGAAGCCCATCATCTCGTAAACGAATTAGTCTACGCAGTAGTAGTTCTGCATCACCTGCATGGTCTCCAGCCATAGCATAGCCCTCAAAGGCTCTATCTCCGTATACTGATTTGTCATTGAAATGTTTAACTTGTTGATACCACTTTTCACTAGTGTCCCAACTACTTCCGTGCAACGTATTCAGAAATTTTGTCTTTCCGGGAATTCTGTTATTAATAAAGTATTCATGGTTGAAGATAGTTTTCTCTACACATTCGTCCCAGTTTTTAATACCATTTTTTTCACGGTATTGTGGGAGGCAACTCCATCCTGGAACATCAAGTGTCATTGAATAATCACAATATTCTTCTAGCCACCGCATAATACCGTGTCTTGTATCAGCCCAATCACCCTCTTTGTCATAGAAGGTAGTCCAATCAAGTTTCCAAGCACCTGTACCAATTTGATACCCGCCAGAATCCCCTACCAGAACTGTTGTCTCGCGGTCTCTATTAACAACCATACCATCTTCAATTTTAGATTTCTCTAAATCTAATTCAGCATGACCAGCAGAATAAAGACCATGTGAGTAATACACATAGCCTTTATCTTTATCAAAAATATTTAATCCTTCCAGTCCATTCTCAAATCCTTGTGGAATGCGTTCAGGCGGAAACATGTCTGTCATTTCACAATAATGTTGTGAAATTTTACGAACATAAAAGTTAGAGATAGCAGGTAAGAAAACAGCATACCCACTACTAATATTGTTTTTTCCTAAATCTTTGACCATTTTTATTAATTGCCTGATTTTGCTGGTAAGATATATTCGTATAGTCCCATACCGGAATCTACGTGAATTGCCATCGCTCCTTGATCTGAAATTTTAATACTCATAGACGAAGTATCGCCTAGTTTTAAAATTGTTAGAACTGTTGAGAGTGGGAAACTCCAGCCAGTGCTGAGTGTTCCATCTACATTTGAGGCAAATTTCAAACTTAATTTATCCGTTGATGCATCACCGATATGAAACATCAAGTCATTACCTTCAGTTTTAACTGTAAACAGTGGATCATATGAACCTAGAATACCTGCAAATGTTTGCAAATCTTTAACTGCTTTAGATGATGGCATTACCTCAACATCCCATTTCGCGCCTTTAAAGTTTGCTGTTTTAATTTGGGCATCAACCATTTCACTTACGATAACACGGTAAGTTGAATCAAATACCCCTTTCATTGAGAAAGCAAGTTCAGATGGTACAACTTCTCCATTGCGTTCTGTGGTTCCTACTGTAATATCAGCACCAATACGATCACCATTTTCATTTTGGTTCTCATACGATAGATAACCATTAAGAACGCCCAAACGTCCCATACCAAACTTACCATTAAATTCGTCTACACGTTTATGCATTTTGGCACGAAGAACAACTGTTCGATCATCGTCCATAGCATCTAGTACTGTGCTTGTATCATCTGTTGTTACTTTCACTGCCTGGATGATACCAAGTGAGTGTGTGTGTTTTACAATATCTTTTAAAATGTCGCGCATTGCGTTCTCCTATATTATACATTATATACTATCATAATTAAGTAAAGTTGTCAATATAAATCGACAACTTTGTGTTTTTCCAATCTTAGAAAGTCCAAGACAACCCTGCAGTTACGGAATTACTAGTATCATAGTTTGATATATTCCGATTAACTCCTAGCATCAAATTAACTTTATCATCAATCGATTTATTGATATCTAAATCAATGCTGGTTGTATTATATGTATCAAAGTCTTTGCGAATACTTGCAGTAATAATACCATAATCAATGTTAACACCAACTGTTGCATAATTATATGTGTCACTTTCAGTTGTATAATCTAAAACTGCTAGTATGTCGCCAGTTTCAGTATGACCTTGTGTTTTTCGGTTTCCGATTGTATAACCAACGAACGGACGAACATTACCAGTTTCTTCTTCTAACATAATACTTACATAATTATCAGTTGATGTAGTATCACCGCCCGCTGCATAGTTGCCAATTGTTCTAGAATATGAAATATCGGATGTTGTATGATTAAATGATGTGGTTAATTTTGTATCATTGTTATCAAATGATTTGCCAATATCAATTCTATATGCGTGGGTTTTCATACTACCATTACTATCACTTCCTGTCATAGTTGTATTAACTTCATTATACTCTACACCAAACAATATATTATCATTACTTCCAATGTCTTCGATGCCAACGCTATACACATTTGTTTCTGCATTATAGCCATTATTCATCTTATGATCTGTTTTTGTAACAGTGATGCCATTATTAATATCCATATTTCTATGAATGTCAATGCCTAACAATTGTTCTACCTGATCAACTCTACCAACAACTGATTCAATATTACTAGATGTTTTGACAATATCATTTCGCACGATTGTTGTTGTAGTTGTATCTCCATCTGTTACTACCTCTGAACCATCATCATATGTTTCTGTAGTACGAACAAATGAATTTGTTATAACGTCCATTGGCGTTGTTACTAGTGTGAAATTTTCTTTAGAGATAGTTTGCAAGTTATTATCAACTGTAGAATCATGCTTTATGATGTTAGATGTTAGCACTGGCAATGTGGTACTTTGCGTTTCAGTTGTTGATGTAATAGTTTCATTAGATGTATCTATTATCGAAGGCGCAATAAAAACAGCACGTTGGAGACCAAATCCCATTACCATTGGTTCAGAAATTATAGCCGTATCTTCAGCAACTTCTGCAACCTTTGCGGCTACTACTCGCGCCGCTACTACTCGCGCCGCTTCTTCCGCTGCCGCTTCTGCAGCTGCCGCTACACGTGCCGCTTCTTCCGCCGCTGCTACCCGTGCAGATTCTTCCGCTGCCGCTACACGTGCCGCTTCTTCCGCTGCCGCTACACGCGCTGCTTCTGCCTCTACTGCTGCAATACGTGCCGCTTCTGCCGCTTCTGCCTCTTCTGCAGCAACACGTGCCACCTCTGCCGCTTCTGCTGCCTCTGCCGCTTCTGCCGCTTCTGCCGCTACACGCGCTGCCTCTGCTGCCTCTGCTGCTTCTACGGCTGCTACACGTGCTGCTTCCGCCTCTGCCGCTGCTACACGCGCTGCCTCTGCCTCTGCCGCTGCTACACGTGCTGCTTCCGCCTCTGCCGCTACTACACGCGCTGCCTCTGCCTCTGCCGCTGCAATACGTGCTGCTTCCGCCTCTGCCGCTGCTACACGCGCTGCTTCTGCCTCTGCCGCTGCAATACGTGCTGCCTCTGCTTCTGCCGCTGCTACACGGGCTGCTTCTGCCTCTGCTTCTGCCGCTGCTACCCGGGCCGCTTCTGCTTCTGCCGCCTCACGTTCTGGTGCTGCGATTGCTGCTTCTGTTGCAGTTCCAATATCTTCAACTACCCAGTCATTATCAGCTCCCCCACCAGCGCCTTCAGAATCTTCAATAGCATCAAAGACAGTTTCGCCTAAAATGTATGCATAGTTTATTGAAAGAATATCACCTACTGCAACATCAGTCCAGTGCCAACTAATACCAATTGTATCGTCACCTGTTCCATATGGAACTTCTTCACCGTCAGAATTTTCATATTTTGAACCGTCATATGAATCTGCATCTGTCGCCCAAGATTGAATACCTGCAGTTACGTTAGTATCTGTTGTATATAATCCTAGTGCATATTTTGAAACATTTGCTTCACTAATAACTAGATTAGTTTCTGGAATACCAGAATAACCTAATACATTTTCAGTTGCGCTAGTGTCACCTGCAACTCCCTGTGAATCTGGGTCGATAAACTTTCCATAATTTACTGATGCTGCATCTGAACCAGCAGTTACAGTTGTTGTAACATCAATGTAAGATTTATTATCTTCTAGTTTAAATACATTCTGAACATTCCAAGTGGAATTATTATGACTAACATCACCACTCCATGTTATACTACTAGTTCCATTTGAAAGTCCATCTGAATCAACAATATCAGTTGAATACACTGACCAGTTATTATTTTTATAATTTGCACCGTCTACCATAAGTGCTTGGCCATCAAATGGTGCACCTGGTGTTAGATAGTCATAATTATTATTAAATGATCCTGTGCCTGTAGGATCGAATAGTACACCGGGAGTGTTGCTATCTCCACTACCGAATGTACCAGATTCTTGATTAATACCTGTTTTTATCCATTGATTTTGCAACAAGCCATCATTGTCTGATTGCATGGAACTAGTATCAGCAATAGCAGTAGTGCACAGTAACATTGTTAATGTACTTACCATTGTTATTGTATTATATTGTGAATTCACAAACATTTATATAACCTTTCGGTATTGATTCTATCTATGATTATTTTATATCAGAGATAGAAATAAATGTCAAGTGTTTTATTCAAATAAAATATTGAATTGAGATGATTGTTGTTCTTTTGTTTTTCTTGTATTTGCTGTAGATGGATTATCAACCCAATAGATTGTATTCGGTGGTAAAAATCCATGCATAAACCAAGCGTTTCCAAATGGTGGGGAACCGCCTCCCGTAAAGTCAACACGATTATTATATACTAGTGCTGACATGCCATACTCCATAAACATTTTACCTCTTCCCGCTCCTTGAAAACTTGCAACAGGCAAGAATAATGCAAATGGTTTACCCAAATCATAACAATGTCTAATAAACTTATCTTTTATGGAGTAGGGAGGATTTGTGATTACTCCGTCATAAACATCGCTTGTAGCACAATCAAAGAAATCTCTGCCGTTACTTGGCTTAATGTTATAACCAAACTTGGTAAATCCTTCTACGATAAGACCTGACTTTCCGCTTGTTGCCTCATAGTAAGTCGCATCTTTGTCTAAGTATCTCAATAATGGTTCTACACTATCAGGCGGAGTATAACATTCATCTGATGCAGCGTTTCTGCCTAAATTTCTTACTAATTCTAAGTGTGTCTTTTTAGCCATTACAATTCTCCATTAGAATGAAAACAAATCTTCAAAAGTTTCTGATGCGTTGGCATTACGCAAGTCCCATTTTAGAACACCAATCAAGTTATCAATCTTCTTATCGATAATTGTTGTCTCCATTAAATCATGATCGAATGGAAGTTCTTGAAACCATTGTGGAATACGAGGTTCGTCAATTGGATATGCAATACTTGTCATTTTCATAGGATTGTCTCTGAGTTTACATACAATAGTTTTCATACCATCTGTAATCTCAACAGAATATCTATCACTATGCATTTCACGTAATGTATTCCAATTCAATGCAGCACTTACGTGTCCGGGAAGTCTAGGCTTTTGTAGTTTGTCTTCTGAACTACGCAACTTGAAATCTGCGTTTTGCGCACGTTTATATTTTGCAACATCCTTCTTAAACTTAGTTAAGTTGTTAACACGCTTTGGAGTACCTTTCTCCCAACCAGGCTTATCACGAAACTCTTTTTTGAATTCTTTAACCATGTTAACAATATCATTTTGGTTACCACCAGTAAGAACCGTGACAAGACATTCACTAAGAAATCTTTGCATATAATCAGGAGTATCACTTCGCTTCAAGTCAAGCCCCATCGCTTTAACTTTACCAGGCTTACCATCGATATCACGCCGAACGCCATCATCGTCATAGATAAGCATCGCATATCTTTTCTTCTTAATAAAGATAGCCATAGTTGCCAAGTTTTCACGACCAGCAGCAATGATTTCACCTTGATTGCGAGGACAATTAAAGAACTCTTTCATGAAATCTGGAAAACTAGCATTAACTTGATTAGCAATTTCATCATACATCGTAAGAGCAATTTCTTTATTCCATTCGATATCTCCATTATCAATCTCTTTTTGATATGATGGATACATTGAATAGTAGATAGAGTCAGTATCGCCATAAATTACAGACTTGCCTTTATAATCATACGTGCCGTCAATAACTTCATTAGTTTTTGCACCCATATGTCTTGTGATACAACGACCAGATAGTGTGGTTGATTGTCCGATACGTTTGTCATAAAATCGACAACCTTGATTTAGAATCGCACCATACAAACTATTCAAGTTAATCTTTTTAACTAATTGTCGTTTGTCCCAGAACGCAATCTCTTCATCCGTGCCACCGTTTTCTCTAACTTCACGCATATTTTTTTGAAGAACTTTACGTTCAGCATACCAACGTTCTAATAGACTGGGAATAATACCTTGAACATCTTGTTTAAAAACTGTGCCATTAGCACTTATAGCCCATGGAAGACCTGAGTTATATACTAAATCGAATGCTTCCGCACCTGATACTTCGTGTACATCACCATTCTCCATATCTAAGTTCATAATATTTGCTTTATCTTTTTCATTGAAAAAGCGAAACTCTTCGGTTGAAAATGTATCCTCCCAAGCCTGCGCAGCACCAAAGCCTTTGTTCTTACTACCACGTCCAGCCCTGATACGATTTTGTATCATTTCTTCTGTGTAATCTTGTCTGAGTTGTGCTGTAATAGTTTCAGGTGACATATTCAATGCACGAATAATACTAGGATATAGTGAATTAATATCAATACCTGCAACCCATTTTTGTATACCAGTTTGTGGATTCGCAACAAATGCACCTGCTGCTTTTTGTGCTTCTGCAGCCGCTTCTTCCTCTAGTGTTGGTTCGTAATCTTCATCTTCGACATCCCAACTACGTTTCTTTCTGTCAGGGACAACCATGCCTCGTCTGTGCGCTTCATTAATAATTGCTTGTTCAGTAACAGCAACGGCGCCCATTGTAGTCTGAATATTAACAGTATTATCGTGTGCAATTTCATTTGCCAGATCGATAAATCGAAGTTTTTTGTCCAGATTATCAAGTAATGCAACATCTTGCCTATTGTATTCTATAAACTTATAAAAATCTTGATTATATAGTTGGTCCAGTGTACCTTCATACGCAATTTTACGTTCATTAAGTTCATATTCACCAATAGCATCAAGTGAGTATGAATGCATTTCATGATATGTATACTTACGATACAATTCTAGATAATCTAGATGAATGCGTCCACTCAATACATAACTAATTTGTTCTTTGCCATATTTAATAATAGTCTTTGCTTTTGGAAGAAGATCCCATAAGCATAATTTACGAGTATGCGATTTACTTAAAACCCTAACAATACGATTTACTGTATATGGAATATCAAAGCCTTCGCTATTCCATCCGCTAAGAACATCAGCATCTTCTATCAATGTTAAGAAGTCGTTTAGCATATCTGCTTCGCTTAGATACAGAAATGTATCTGGAAATTTATCACATAAACGCTGTGCTTCTATTAGACCTTCGCCATCCCTCATATGATCTGGTGGCATAACAAACGTCACAAGTTGGTTTGTCCATTGCAAATGTACAGTAATTGCAGTGATTGGCATGAATGGATCTTCAGGCGGCGCAAATCCTTTAGTAGCATCGAAATCAACCTCAATGTCGAAAAACGCTACATTCAATTTTGGTGAATCTAAGTTTAAATAATTTTCAGCAAGACATCTAACCTCTGGTTTAATGTCACTTTCATATATCTTTTTATCACTACAAAGTCGCAATTCCTTATGCATATCTTTGAGTCTCTTAACCTTCACCTGGCGAACTTTCTCTCCATGAATGCTAGTATGTGACCCCCTATCGTCACGCACATAGAATGTACGCCACGCAGGAAAATCTTGGTAGATACGCTTGCCGTCTTTGCGTTCAACAACATTTACAATATCTTTGTCTTTGTTGTAGTATGCATCTACATAACTCATTTATAGTGTGCGTCCCACAGTTTCAAGTACGGTTTCTACATCTTCAAAGTCTTGCTTTGCGCCCTGTAGATTTGCTTTGTGTGCTAGTGAAATGGCTTTATTAAGTACTGCCGGTTTGATATCAAGTTCTTCAGCAATCGCCTTAACTGTATCACGTAACCCACCTTTAAGGTCGTCTACTTCCTGCAGAACAGAACATCCTTCGTCTACTAATTGCTTTAGTTTTGCTTTTTCTTCGCTTGTTACTGAATCTAGTGACATATAATAATCTCCTAATTAGATATAAAAAATGGAGCTCTATCAAGAACTCCATTTAATATAGCATAGTATTGTTAAACTGTCAATAGACTATTTTATTTTTTATTTACTTTATCAATTGCAGATTTCATTATATTATCTGCTTTTTCTTCTATTGATTCGAGGTGTCTTCCAGTTGCACTTTTGTAAGTTGTGTCT